GTCCACGGCCGCAAGGAGACGTTCACCGCGCGCTACGGCACGGAAGCGGATCTGCTGGCTGAATGCCTGGCACTTATCGGGGAGGCGGCATGAGATACGGCGCCAAGATCGACGCCAACCAGCCTGAGATCGTCGCCGCGCTGCGCAAGGCTGGCTGCACGGTCCAGCACCTGCACGCAGTCGGCAAGGGGTGCCCGGACCTGCTATGCGCGCTGGACGGGGTCACATTCCTGATTGAGGTGAAGGACGGCGCCCAGCCACCAAACAAGCAGGCGCTCACGCCTGACCAGAGAACGTGGCACGCCGGCTGGAGATCGCAGGTCCACATCGTCAATTCCGTGGCCGGCGCTCTGGCTGTGGCCGAAATGTACCGCTTGAGGGAGAAAGTATGAAAACGCCATACCAGTTACGCATTTTGCTAGACGTGTACACGGGGGCGCCAATTTCGGTCAACCAAGGAATGCCGTTGTTTGCCGATACCATGCGCGAGATGATCAACGATGGATGGATTCGTAGCACGCCAACAGTTGGCGAGTACGGGGCCACGCAAAAGCTGACCACGTTCATGGAACATGTGATGAAGTTGCCGGACCCGGTGCAGGAATGGCGCATGCCTTTTGTCCCACAGGTGCCGAAATGAACATCATCCCCCAAGAAGGCCAAGAGTGGATCGCCCTCGCCGGCTTCGTTTGCGGACTCCTCCTCGGTCTGTGCGGAGGGCTGAAGCTGACGCAAGTGATGTTGGTCAGCTTCAAGCGGCGGCTCGATGCGTTGGAGCGCATAACGACGCCTGAGGAGGTGCAGCCTTGACAGCGCACGTAGACATCGATATCCGCCTCCAGAATTGGGCCGAGTGGTGCCGTGAATACCCGCGCCAGGGCAGCAGCATCACGGGCATCCTGTGCGATCGCGCCCGTCGCGCAGCATTGGGCAATGTGTGGGCTGGCCACGAGGTACGCGACCCCATCGACGAGAACGACGCCAAATTGGTCGAACGGGCCATGCGCACGCTCATCAAGCCCAAGCGCGACGCCCTGAAGCTGCACTATGTTGAGGGCGCCCGGTGGCAAATCATCTGCCGGCGCGCACACGTACGAGTATCACGCGAGCACTTCGACATGGTGATGCGACAGGCCCGCGACGCAGTAGAATGGCAGGTCAACAAGGAGGCGGCATGAAGGTAGCGGAACTGGAAGGCGCGCTGCTCGCGCAATGGGTCGCGCGAGCAAATGGCTGGACCGTTGAGGTCGAAGATCCTGACGAAGAAGATTCGCCGCTATATTGCCGTGACGAGAACGGAATCCCGCAATCGTTCACGGAACACGGCTATTGGCCGCATGTGAACTGGGCACAGAGTGGCCCGATCATCGAGCGCGAACAGATCGCAATCGAGTCCATGGACCACCATACTCCAGGCTCCGCATGGACAGCTATCGTTCGCGGGATCTTCGACTACGGCGCGGGAGGCATCGAAGGCCAGACGCCGCTCATCGCCGCCATGCGCGCATATGTGGCAAGCATCTATGGCGACGAAGTTCCTGATTCCTAAGCGAAATTTCTTGACAGCCGGCAAACTCAGCAGTAAATTCCAAACAACAACTAATTTCCGTCACTCAAGACGCGTCGATTGCTCCCATGCGGGAGCTTTCGGCCGCCTGGAGAAAATGAAGCCCGCCCCGAAAGGTCAGCGGGCTTTTTGCTTTGGAGCTCGTCATGCCGCTCAAGAAAAGCACCAGTGAAAAGGCGTTCAAAGAGAACATCAAGAAGGAAGTCGCCGCCGGCAAGCCTGTAAAGCAAGCCGTCGCCATCGCATACAGCGAGAAGCGCGAAGCCGCGAAGCAGTCCAAGAAACGCTAATCCCCGTCATTGTCTCCGTCCCTCGTTCGCGAGGTTAAAGGCCCGGCCGCCCGAAAGAGCGCCGGGCCATTTTTTTGCCCCAACACCATGCTCAAACCCACCGGCAACCGCATCGTCGTCCGCCTCGATGAAAACCTGCCCACCGCAATCGATGGCTTCGTGCTGCCTCCGAAGACCGACGCATGGCGCGCGAAGGATGGCGCCGTCGAGGGCATGAATCGCGGCACGGTCGTTGCTGTCGGTCCGGGCATGCGTCACCCGAAGACGGACAAGCTGCTGCCGATGGCAACGCAAGTGGGCGACGTCGTGCGCTTCTCCGAACTCGAATACCACACCTGGACCGAAGACGGCCACAAATACGCGCTCATCTCCGAGATGGACATTCTCGGCGTGGAGATGCCGCACCCGGCTGGAATGGTTGATGCGCAGACGGAGAAGGTGGCAGCGTAATGGGACGGATTAGCTTCATTCGGCCGGGTGAGATCGTACCGCTCGGGCTCAGCCGCTATGAGCAAGGCTATCGCCTACGTTTCCCCATATTCGCATGGGTACGCCGCGGCTATCTCATCGCTCAAGACCAATTCGCGCACGGCTTGTGGCGTCTCGATGTCTGCGCTGGCACCGACGCCTCAGGCGTATTTCTGCGCTGGTCTTGGGTATTTGTACGTGGAACGGTCGAGGAAATTGCGTAATGAGCCGTCCTTCCACCTTTACCGAAGAAATCGCGGAGGAGATTTGCGAGCGCCTTTCCGAAGGCGAACCGCTCCGGCAAATCTGCCGTGACGATCGGATGCCAGCGTGGCGCACGGTCTACGCGTGGAAAGCGGCGAACCCTGACTTTGATGCACGCATCGCGCGCGCACGCGAGGCTGGTTTTGACGCTATCGCCCACGAATGCCTGGAAATCGCAGACGAGACCGCATTCGACACGATTCAGGGCGAGAACGGCGACCGAGCCAACTCCGAATGGATCAGCCGCAGCAAGCTCCGCGTTGAGACGCGCCTGAAACTGCTCGCCAAGTGGGACCCGAAGCGCTACGGCGACAAGATCACCCAGGAACACACCGGCGCCGGCGGCGGCCCGGTCCAAATCGAGAAGATCGAACGTGTCATCGTCCGTCCTCCAAATCGCGACGCCTGAGGTATTTCTTCCGCTGCTGGAGCCCGCCCGCTACAAGGGCGTGCATGGCGGCCGGGGCTCGGGTAAATCGCACTTCTTCGGCGAGGCGTTGATTGAGCGCTGCATCATGCAGAAGACCGACGCGGTGTGCATTCGCGAGAACCAGAAGTCGCTTGACCAATCGGTAAAGAAGCTCCTCGAGAACAAAATCGAGTCGCTGAACGCAGGTGCCTATTTTGAGGTGCAGGACAAGAAGATCCGCGCGCGCAACGGCGGCCTGATCATCTTCCAAGGCATGCAGAACCATACCGCGGAGTCGATCAAGTCGCTCGAAGGCTACGACATTGCATGGGTGGAGGAGGCGCAGACGCTGTCTCAACGCTCGCTCGACATGCTGCGACCGACGATTCGCAAGCCCGGCTCTGAAATCTGGTTCAGCTGGAACCCGCGCTTCGAGACTGACCCGGTGGATACCCTGCTGCGAGGAGAGTCACCCCCGCCAGATTCGGTCGTACTGGAGGCGAACTACCACGACAACCCGTGGTTTCCAGACGTGCTGCGCGCGGAAATGGAGTATGACCGCAAGCGCGACATCGACAAGTACACGCACATCTGGCTCGGCCAATACCAGCAGAACAGCGAATCGCGCGTCTTCCGCAATTGGACCGTAGAAGAGTTCGAGGTCGACCCGACGCAGATCATTCGCCAGGGCGCGGACTGGGGCTTTTCTGTCGATCCGACCGTGCTCGTTCAGTGCTACATCGTCGGCCGCACGCTGTATGTGCCCTACGAGGCGTACCGCGTCGGCTGCGACATCGTCGACACGCCGGCGCTGTTCATGAGCGTTCCGGACGCCGAGAAGTGGCCCATCACCGCTGACAGCGCGCGCCCGGAGACGATCAGCCACATGCGCAAGAACGGCTTCCCCAAGATTATGCCGGCCGTGAAAGGCGCGCGCAGCCTGGAGGAAGGCGTTGAGTTCCTGAAGTCGTTCGACATCGTTGTGCACCCACGCTGCAAACACCTGATCGATGAACTGACGCACTACAAGTACAAGGAAGACCCGCTGACAGGTCTCGTGCTTCCGGTGCTGGAAGACAAAGACAACCACGTTATCGACGCATTGCGCTACGCCTGTGAGGGGGCGAGGCGTGCACAGAAGCCGCAAGCAGTGAGCCGCACCATTGCGCCTCCACCGCAGGCCTACCACTCTGAAGGATGGATGTCGTGAGCGAAGTCACCCAAGAAATGCGTCGTCGGTTGCACCTGGCGCGCGAAGCCGAAGGTGCGAACCGCGCGGCCCAACTCGAAGACAACCGCTTCCGGTTCGGCGAGCAATGGCCGGCAGCGATGAAGATCGCCCGTCAGATCGACAAGCGCCCTGCCCTTACGATCAATAAGACCGACACATTCGTGCGCTCGGTCGTGAACAACATGCGCGCCCAGCGTCCGCGCATCCGCGTGCATCCGGTGGCCGACGGCGCTGACGTGAAGAAGGCGGACGTGATCGAGGGCCTGATTCGCCACATCGAGGTCAATAGCAATGCTGACCTGGCATACGACACGGCCGGCGAGTTTCAAGTGTCGATCGGTGAGGGCTACTGGCGTGTGTGCTCGCGCTACGTTGCCGATGACAGCTTCGACCAGGAACTGTACATCGACCGCATCCGCAACCCGTTCACGGTCTACATGGACCCATCGGCCACGATGCCTGACGGCTCGGACGCGGAGTGGTGCATCCTCACCTCGTCGATGAAGAAGGACGCGTTCCGCAAGAAGTACCCACGGGCGAAGATTGCTGACGTAAAAGATCTGGGCCCGGGCGATGACAAAGCCGTTTGGGCCAGCGCAGAAGAAGTCGTGGTGGCCGAGTATTACCGCTTCGAGGACACGCCCGACACGCTCTGCCTGCTATCCAGCGGCGTCAAGATGTTCAAGTCGCAGATCGATCACGAAGCCCTAGAGTACCTAGGCGTTGAGGTCGTACATACTCGGCCATCTGTGCGGCGTCAGCTCAAATGGTCGATCTGTTCTGCAGTAGAGGAGCTCGACAAGCGAGACCAGCCCGGCAAATACATCCCTGTTGTGCGCGCGGTCGGCGCTGAGATGATCGACGACGGCAAGGTCATCCGCTTCGGCATGGTCCGTCAGCTCAAAGACCCGCAGCGCATGTATAACTACTGGCGCACGCAAGAGACGGAATTTGTGGCTCTGGCGCCGTTGGCGCCGTGGCTGATCGCAGAAGGCCAGGATGAAGGTCATGAGGATGAGTGGCAGAACGCTAATCGCAAGTCCTACTCACGCCTCACGTACAAGCCTGCCTACGATGACAACGGCAATTTGCTTCCGCCCCCGCAGCGGCTGACGCCGCAGCAGATTCCAGCTGCGAGTGTGAATGCTGCCATGGCCGCGAGTGAGGATTTGAAGGCCGTCGCTGGCATGTTCGACCCTGCCCTGGGCGCACCGGGCCAAGAAACGTCCGGCAAGATGGTCACTGCACGGCAGGGTCAGTCAGACATGTCGAATTACCACTTCTACGACAACCTGACACGCGCTATCCGCCATACCGGCGTGATTCTGCTCGACCTCATCCCACACTACTACGACACGCAGCGCGTCATCCGCATTCTCGGCATCGATGGTGTGCCGCAGACCGTCACCATCAACGAGAAGCAGCGTGATCAGTTCGGTGCGATTCAGCAGGTACTGAACGATGTTACCGTTGGCACGTACGATGTGGTCATGGACACCGGCCCTGGCTACCAGACGAAGCGCCAGGAAAACAGCGACATGCTGCTAGGTCTGCTCAAGACCATGCCGCAGGTCGGTCAGGTTGCCGGCGATCTCGTCGTGCGTCAAATGGACTTCGAGGCCGCGCAGGACGTGGCCGATCGACTCGCTGCGGCGAATCCGATCGCCATGGCCGAGAAGAAGCTTCCGGACGATCTGCCGGACGATGTCAAGGCGTTCATTGCCCACCTCATGGGCACCGTCCAGCAGCAACAGCAGGCACTGCAACAGGCCGAGCTCGAGAAGAAATACCGCATGGGCGTCGAAGAACTCCGCCAGCGCGGCAAGCTCGCCTCGGACACTTTGTGGGCGCGTCACGAAAACGAGCAGGAGCGCATCCGCCAGGACGGCGAGAATCGGCGCCTGCTCGCCAAGGAGCATTCCGCGGATCTGCGCGAAGAGGTCAAGTCCCGCACGAAGCTGCAGGACACGCAGATGCGCAACGACGAATCGTGGCGCGAGGCGCAACTGGATGCTGCAACCGATCTGCACCTAGGCCAAGACCGAGGCCCGAACAACGAATTCCACCGCGAGCACGCGTAGTGCACCCCGCCTACCGATGGGCTTTCATCGGGTCCAATCCGTGAGAAATCATGCCCCCTGAGCAAGACAATTCGACGACCGCACGTCAAGCGGAGCGCGTCCAACCGAACGTTGTGACGAGCGAAACCATCGCAGCCATGTATTCCGGTGCTGCCCCGACAGAGCAGACGCCTAAGGACGAGCCGAAAGCCGGCGAGCCGGGCGAAGTCCATGCCGATGGTGACAAGGGAGAGAAGCGCGCCAAGAAGCCATTTTCGGAGCGCATTTCCGAACTGGTCGAAAAGCGCCGCGAAGCTGAGACCAAGGCCGAGCAGACCGCGCGTGAAAACGCCGAACTGCGTGCCCGTCTGGAGGCAATGGCCGCCCAGGCTGCACCGGTCAAGGAGGAGCCGCGCCCCGATCGTTCCAAGTTCGCATCGGACGAGGAATACATCGAGGCCGTCGCCGAATGGAAGGCCGATCAGCGTCTGGCGAAGCGTGAGCAGGAGCAGGCAGAAGCCCGTGCCGCGGCTGAACGCGAACAACTCGTGAAGGGCTGGCAGAAGGCCCAGCAGCGCGCCCGTGCGGAGATCGAGGACTACGACACCGTCATCAAGGAGTCGACGGTCCAACTGCCCGGTCATCTGCATCAGGCGATTCTCGAATCGGACATTGGGCCGCACCTGGCCTATTACTTTGCGAAGCATCCGGACGAGGCCGCGCGCTACAAGGCGATGTCGGCCACCAAGGCACTGCGCGAGCTCGGCCGGCTGGAGGATCGTTTGGCCGAGAACGACCCGGACGACACGCCGGCAGCAAAGCCATCTCCCAAGATCGAAGTCGAAAAATCCAAGGCGCCCGCCCCCATCACTCCGGTGAAGGACGGACGCGCGGTCAATCCCGGTCCTGCACAGAACTTCGAGGAATACCGCGCACGCCGCAAAGCCGAGATGAAACGGTAACGCGCCACAAACCCCCACCGAAAGCCCGCCACTGAGCGGGCTTTTTTTATGGAGTGAACATGTCTAATACCTTGCTTACCATTAGCGACATCACAAACGAGTCGCTGATGATCCTCGAGAACGAACTCGTCCTGGCTGACAAGGTCAACCGCGAGTACGACGACCGTTTCGGCATCGACGGTGCGAAGATCGGTTATACCATCAACGTCCGTCGCCCGGCTCGCTTCAAAGGCACTGCGGGCCCAGCACTGAACGTGGAAGACTTCACCGAGGGCAGCGTGCCGGTTTCGCTGACTACGCAATTCCACGTCGATACGCAGTTCATCACCAGCGACCTGTTGCTGTCGATGGACATGTTCTCGAAGCGTGTCCTCAAGCCAAAGATCGCAACTATCGCAAACCGCGTCGACTATGACCTGTCGGTATCGATGCGCAACAACTTCTTCAACATCACCGGCACGCCGGGCACGTTGCCGACCACGGTTGCCCCGTTCCTGCAGGCCGGCGCCTGGCTGGATTCGGAGGCCGTGCCGCGCGATGGCGATCGCTACACGGTCACCGACCAATGGACGCAGGCTTCGATGGTAGGCGCCCTGTCCGGCCTGTTCAACCCGCAGACCCAGATCGGCGAGCAGTACAAGAAAGGCCTCGTTTCGCGCCAGACGCTGGGTTCCGATTGGTACATGGACCAAAACATTGTCGCCAAGTCGTTCGGTGCCCTGGGTGGTACGCCGCAGTTCGATAGCTCGCAGACGTCGTCCGCGGTCATCTCAACTGGCTGGGTGGCATCGGGCACGTTCGGCACCAAGGGCTGGACCAACTCGACCGCTGTCGTAAAGGTCGGTGACGTGTTTTCGTGCGCAAACGTCAATGCGGTCAACCCGCAGAATCGCCAGAGCGTCGGCAAGGCACGCTTCTTCGTCGTACTGCCTCCTGTCGGCACGCCGTCGAATGGCACCTATGCCCCGAACTACGATCCGGTCACCGGTGTCGATATGGGCGGCACGTACACGTCGGACGGCTCGGGCAAGCTGCAACTGACCGTGGCGAACGCTTGTATTACGGGCGGCGCTTTCCAATCGGTCGACGCCGCTCCGGTCAACAGCGCCGCATTGACGTTCGTGGCCTCGGGCAGTGCTTCGGGTCCGCAGAACCTGATGTTCCATCGTGACGCGTTCACCCTGGTATCGGCCGACCTGCCGCTGCCGGGTGGCGTGGACATGGCAGCGCGTGCAGCCCACAAGGACATCGGCATGTCGATTCGCGTTGTTCGTCAGTACACCATCAACAACGACGCCCTTCCGACTCGCCTGGACGTTCTGTACGGCTATGCCCCGCTCTATCGCGAGATGGGCGCCCGCATTTCCGGCTGATGAATAGCCCCGCTTCGGCGGGGTTTTCTTTTTGGAGAATCCTATGTCCTTCACCAATGCAGGTCCGTCCACTACCTCGAATGGGCCTACTTCGCAACCTTTCAGCAATGCGCAGCAAATTGCACTTCTGAGCGTCGCGCTCACGCCCGCGCAAGTCGCTGCCAATACCACCGCAGAACAGACCTTCACCGTCAATGGGCTGCTGGTCGGTGACTTCGTCGAAGTGAACAAGCCTACTAACCAAGCAGGTCTAGGTCTCGCGAACTTCCGTGTCTCCGCAGCGAACACCCTGGCTATCACGTTCTCCAACAACACCGGCGCCGGCATCACTCCGACGGCCGGCGAGAGCTATCAACTTCTCGTGGTGCGTCCGCTTGCTAGCGCGCTGGCGGCTGGTCTTCCTTCGACCCTCCCACTGCCGTAATCAAGACTTTGACCTCATAAGCCTCCTTCGGGAGGCTTTTTCTTTTTGGAGCGAAGTATGAGCAGCGGTAATTTTGGACCATCGAGCGCCGTCACGGCAAACCTTGTCCCGGTCCTATATAACCTCGCGACGGGCCAGTTCAACTACGGCACAACCTTTAACCCCGCCAGTGTCACCATTTCCGGCGGCACGGTAGATGGGACTGTGATTGGTGGGACGGTGCCGGCTGCTGGAACGTTCACCACGCTGACAAGTTCCTCTGTCGCGTTCACTGGCGGTTCGATCGATGGTACGCCGATCGGTCAATCCACCCCGGCCGCGGGCGCTTTCACTGGCCTGAACGCCACAAGTGCCAGCATTCTTGGCGCCATGTCGGCAGAAGGAGTGAATTCGACCAGCAATGGTCAAGCAGCGAGCATCACGAATACCGGCACGGCGATGTCGTCTACCTTCGCAGCCATCACGTATTTTGACTCGGCGCGCACTGCGAATAATAAGACCGCCGATTTCTTGTGGACGGGTGGCACATTCTCGGCTCGCTTCAAGAATGACGCTGGGAGCAGCACGGCAACCTGGCTGTCTGCCTCAGGCGGCCAGGCAGCTGGCATCACTGGCATCACATCGAACAGTGGCAGTGGTTCATGGGCGCATACCGGTCCTCTGAGTGCGAGTGGCGCGATCAATAGCAGCGTTGGCCTCACCGTCAAGGAAGGTGCGAACGCCAAGCAAGGCACCGCTACTCTCGTGGCAGGCACTGTGACCGTCTCAAATACCTCTGTAACGGCCAACAGCCGCATTTTCCTGACAGTCCAGTCCTTGGGCACCGTAACAGCGCCAAAGGCCATTGCGGTTACCGCGCGCACCGCTAGTACCTCCTTCACGATCACGTCTGCCGATAACACCGATACCTCGGTCGTGGCCTATGAAATATTCGAGCCAGGGGCCTAATCGTGACCACCGCTTACGACATTATCACCGGCGCTCTACGTAAGATCGGCCAGTACACAGTCGGCGAGACGTTACAGGCTGAAGATGCAACGACTGGCATGGAGCAGCTCAATGCACTCCTGGACATGCTCAGCAATGAACATCTGGCCATTTACGACAATGTAGAGACGATTCTCACATTCGTCGCTGGGCAATCAACCTACACGATTGGCCCGGGTGGTGACTTCAATGTCGACCGGCCCCTACGCATTAGCGGCGCTTATACGCGCCTACAACCGACCGGCACAACCGTCGATTACCCGTGCGTAGAAGTCGACTTCACGCGATACGCGGCCATCGGTCTGAAGAGCCAGCCCGGTCCTTGGCCGAAGATGATGTATTACGACGGGGCCTATCCGTTAGGGCAGCTTTTTTTCTGGCCGGTCCCATCTCAAAGCGCTGAATTCCACCTGTGGGTGGACATGCTCTTTGCGGGCTTCGCGGATCTGACAGATTCTGTCTCAATGCCGCCGGGCTACGTGCTGATGTTGCAGACGAATTTGGCCGTTATGCTGGCACCCGAATATGGTGTCGAACCATCTCCCCAGTTGCTGGAGCAGGCACGGAGGGCCAAGGCTGCAATTAAGTCGACGAATGCAAAACCACAAGCGCTTTCGGTCTATGAAGGTGTGCTGTCCGGATCGAATAATAACGATGCCGGCTGGATCCTTCACGGAGGGTTTTAATGCCGGAGTTCGCATTCGTCGGCCCTGCATATGAGGCAGCAAACCCGCTGCAGGATGCGCAGCGCCTGATCAACTGGTTCGTCGAGATCGACCAAAACAGCGAAGCCAAGTCTCCTCTCGCGCTGTTAGGAACGCCTGGCCTGATCGTGGTAACGACCGGGCCAACTGCGCCGGTGCGCGGCTATTGGACTCTCCCTGGCAATACGAGAGCTGCAGTCGTCATCGGCAACAATGCCTACCTGTTCGATGGTGCGACGCTGGCCCAGATCGGCACGCTCGGCACGACCAGCGGACCGGTTTGGATCCGTGATAATGGCGCCGGCAATGTAGTGGCGTTCGTAGATGGTCTCAACATTTACGGCTACCACTTGGTGAACCACACGTGGCATGCGGTTGGCAGCGCTGCCCGCGGCGTCGCCTTCATCGACGGCTGGTTCGTCTTCGGTAAGCCTGATTCGCAACAGTTCTTTACATCTCCTGTGTACTGGAACGGGACCGATGCGTTCGATGCGACGTATTTTGCGCTGAAGGATGCAGCATCCGACAACCTGGTCATCCCGGTCGAGCACAACCGCCAACTGTGGCTGATCGGTGAGCGCACAACCGAGATTTGGTATGACGCGGGCGGTCAGTACTTCCCGTTTTCTCGGCTCCAGGGAGCGATGCTGGACATCGGCTGTCAAGCGCCGGGCAGCGTGTGTCGAACTGGCAAAGGCCTGATCTGGCTTGCACGATCCGAGCGTGGTGAAAACGTCGTCGTGTTGACACGCGATTACGACTTCGATCCGGTCAGCACGCCGGCCGTCGCGTACCAGATTGCGCAGTACGACACCGTAAGCGACGCTGTCGCATTCGTGTACAGCGAAGAGGGCCACGAGTTCTACCAAATCAGCTTCCCAAGCGCTGATACGACATGGGTGTTCGACCTGACCACAGGAATGTGGCATCAGCGCGCAAGTTACGACGTCAGCGATGGATCACTGCATCGCCATCGCGCCAACTGCAGCATGAACCTAGCAGGCAAGGTCTACGTCGGCGACTATGAAAACGGGACGATTTACGAATACACCCGCAAGGCCTACGACGACGCCGGTAGCCCGCTGGTGGCTGTACGTCGCACCCCGCATGTATGGGACAAAGGCGAACGCAATCGCGTGCGCCAAACATGGCTGCAAATCGAGTTCACGCCTGGGCAAGGTCTGAATGTCGGCCAGGGTTCCGATCCGCAAATCATGATGCGCATGTCGAATGATGGCGGGTTCACGTGGGGAAATGAGCACTGGACGAGCATAGGTCAGATCGGTGAATTCGGCCGGCGCGCGATCTATCGCCGACTTGGTATGGCGCGTGATCGCATCTATGAGGTCAGCATCTCTGACCCGGTACCGCGCGATGTCGTTGGAGCCACACTGCGTGGCATTGGGACAAAGGCATGAACAATCAAGCCGGTATCCCACTTTTCAACGTTCCACCGATCGATCCCCGCACCGGGCAATGGAATCGTCCATGGCTGCTGTTCCTGCAGACTCTTTGGGAGCGCACGGGCGGCGCCCAAGGCGTTTCCTCCGATGACCTGAATGCGAGCCTGTTTGACGATTCCGGGGTTGAGGAATTGAAAGCTCAGTTCTTCGGTCTCGGTAACGCCCTATTAGCGCTGCCGCCAACCATCCCGACTGCAACGAGCGACGACCAGACGCCGCCGACATCGCCAACGATTCTTCCAGATGACTTGTCCCGGCCAGATCTGCAGCAAACCCCTCCCGATGTACCGAGCGGGCGCCTTGAGGCTTTAGAAGCTCTCGTGCAGCGCCTGCAATCCGATATCGAAGCAATCAGACAAGGACAGCAGCTATGACCGTCACCGCAAAGACTCTGCTCGAAGCGAAGTTCGCAGAGAACGCGCAGACCACCCAGTACACGGTACCCGCAGGTACGCGCACGATCATCGACAAGTTCACTGCCACGAATACGACTGGTTCAAATGCCACGCTAGTGGTCAACGTCGTCCCGAGTGGCGGCACGGCCGGTTCATCAAACATCGTCACGCAGACCAAGACGGTTGCAGCCGGCGCGACCGAGGTATTCCCCGAACAGGTCGGTCAGATCCTTAACGCTGGCGACTTCATCTCAACCCTAGCCGGCACAGCAAGCGCGCTCGTGATCCGCATCTCGGGCCGCGAGATCACCTAATGAACCGCAATGACCAGTGTGCTGCCCTGCTGCGCGCGCTGGGCGATCGAGCTCCGCAGATGTCGCCCGAGCAGCTCGATGAAGCGCTGGCCGACTGGAATCTTGTCGATATCGATGGCGCCGTGGTGATGATCCGCGGCGCAGAGATGCATGTCGGCGCAGTGCCGGAAGCGCGGGGCCGCTGGTTCAGCCGCCGTGCAGTCGCACTCATGGCTGACGTGCTGGAACGTCATGGGCACGTTGAGACGCTGGTCATGAAGGAGCACGCGCCGGGGCACGCATTCGCGCAGCGCTTGGGCTTTGAACAAGTCGGCGAAAGCGGAGCCGCGATCCGCTACGAATTGAGGAAATTACGCCATGCGAAACCACACCGCGTTTCTTGATCATCCTGTCGGCTTCGCCGTGCGAGATGGTCGCCATTTCGATCCTGTATCCGCCCTCGTTGTAGCAGGAACGACGCTCCTCGGAAGCAAGATGTCAGGCGACGCATCAAGGGATGCAGCAAACACCCAGGCCGATGCAGCGAATCATGCGGCCGATCTGCAGCAGCAGCAGTTCAAGGAGACGCGCGACAGTCTTCAGCCATTCATCAACACCGGCTATGAGGCGCAAGGCTATTTGCGCAACC